TGGCCATGCAATAGGCGGACAATCCCTTATCGGCATTCGCCCACTGGTGGGAATATCCAGTCATTCCTGCAGCGCCATCAGTGTATGCCTCCCATATCTCGAGTGGCACAGCTGCCGGATCCCCGTATGATCCGATGCGCACCATACGCCCGGCGAATTGTCCCGGCTGGAATTCCCCATATGAGCCGCGTTTATACGCCCTGTAGACTGCTAGTGGAGCCTGAAACACCGTGACGTAGCATGCTCCATGATTCGCCGGACGGTGCGGACAATCCCCGCATACGCTGCTATCGTCCCCTGTTTTCAGTGCGGTATGCGGTTCAATATCGGCGCGCAGTATCCATGTTTGGACCATGCTCCCGGTCTTCCTGTTTCCGCTGTTGTCCGTGGCTATAACAACAATGGGCTTGCCGTCTAGTTCACTAGGGCCTTCGTAAATTACGTATCCAGTCATGTCCGTTTCCTGTGTTGCGATGAGTGAGAGTTCATAGTGAACGATTGTCCCGGATGTGTCAAATATCGCCTTGCCTGGAGCGAAAAAATACTGATACACCCTAGGCCAGACACACGCACACACACGCGCGCGCCCAGGCGTACTAATATATGCACATCGGGCTAAGTGCTTGATTTCCTTGGGCTAAGCCTGCCGAATCAGATTACATATCCGACGGTGATCCCTTGCAAATCAATCACTTAGCAAGCCCCTGTGCCATCAAACTGAGCCGCGCGCACGCGAGCCGGGCACCCCCACGGGGGGAACCTGGCCAAGATTTGAATCTAATGGGGTCTGACATAATCGCTGTGAAATATTGGGACCCTGGGTCTCACCATACGTCCCACAAGCGGGATACTCTCAGCCCCTATACGTTGGCATAGGCCAAGCCCTGCGCGTCCCACAGCGCCTCTCACAGCCCCTCACAGCCTCTAGTACACCCAGAGCCCCCGTCCATTAATAATGAACAGGAGCCCCGAGTGAACATTGGGTTTGACCAATCGGTCAACTGAAGAATCGATCACGGATACTCAAGGCTCTGGAACCTGTACGGGTTCGCCTCGAGCCCACAGTGAGCTGGTCCATGAACTCAGCCCGGGTGTACTCAGGGTTCTCCCAGAAGTTCACAGCAGTCTTCGTGACGCCTTCCTTGGTCTGCCTGCGGGCATTCTTGGAGTATGACTTCTCGGCTTTGGCTCCACCACGCAGCTGACCGGCAACTCTACCGGGGTCATCGAACTTGTAGGTGTCGATGTCGATGTTGGTATTCAGCACCTTGTTGGTGGACTCCATGGCTTTACTGAAGGATGACTTCAGCTTGACCAGTCCGCCCGGCGCAATGCGGCCTGAGGCATTCTTGATGCGGTCATAGGTCTCAGCCCAGACGTCCTCAAGGCCCCCACGAGACGAGGCTGACGCCAGCTCGAGTAACCCCTTCACTTCCTGCTTGAGGCGCTTGGTGGCGTTCTTACCGATGTCCTGACCCTGTCGTTCGACAATCTTCTTCTCGAGTTCCCGGGCTTTGACGATGAAGTCTCTGTCGTTGGTGGTCAACATCAGCTCGGCACCCTGAGTCTTCTTCGGGTCATGCTGAGGCTGCAGGTCACCAGAATGTCGGAGCCTGGCGTCCTGTCCTTCGGAAGCTGTCGCCTGTGCCAGGGCTTCCTCCCGGCTCAGACCTTTGGCTCCCTTCCGGCGAGTACGGACACCAGCAGCAAAGTCCTGAATGGACCCTTCGCCAACTCCCAGCAGACTCTTGGTTTGCTTAGTTAGGAGACTCATTCTTCTTGATCCTCTCTCGGATGTTCTTCACAGCTCCACCGATGCTAAGGTCACTGGTGGGTTTCTTCTTCTTCTTTTTCTTCTTGTCCTTCTTTGGCTTTGGTGCGGAGTAAGCCGATTCCTTCTTGCCACCGGTCATCTTGGCCAGGTCAGAGATGGTGAGCGGCTTGTCTAGTTGGCGCTTGGGCATTAGAGGTCCTCCATTATTTGCAGGCGCTTGCGGGCTTTCTGGGAGACGGAGCCCTTGATGGTCAGGTCGGGAGACGTCTTCTTTTTCTTCTTCTTCTTGTCCTTCTTGTCCTCGTCGGCCTCACCGTAGACACGCCTCATGGCGGCTTCGTATTCTGCATCAGTCGGCATTCGTCTTTCCTCGACGTCGAATTGTTGGTTTGCCACCGGTACTGGGGTCGACCCTACCGGCGATAATGATGGCTTCCTTTGGGGAGGCTCCGTGGTGCATGGCACCCAAAGCAGCAGCCCCTCCAGAGCCGATTGCTGCGAACTCATCCTCAAGCTCGAAGAACGCAGTGTGCTGGTTGAACATCAGGATCCGACCATCCTTGGTCAGCACCAGTGCGTCCACTTCCTGCATCTCAGGGGGCTCGTCCTTGGCCCCAGCTTTCCACCACCGGACAAACTCCATGCACTCGATGTATGACCCTGCGATTCCAATGCAGGCACCCTTGTGCTTGAACACCTTTGTGGCTGATGCCTTTGTGTCGGAGACAATCAGGGTGTCCCCTGCCATCATCTCGCGGTTGCATACAATCGTTGTCATGGGTTGTCCTCGTGGCTATATCACTTTGATGACAGCTTTGACTGTTGCTCCTGCTGCCACACCAGCTCCGTCCAGTCGCGCCCTCAGAAAGATTACGTTGTCGTCGAACGTTGACACGTAGTCCACCGGCTGGTTCTTCTTGGTTGCGGAGAAGATGCCACCGACCAGTGGATACCAGTCGGTGTTGTCTGGTGAGGTCTCTAGTGTGATGACTCCACCATCCAGTTGCCCTGTGACGTAGACAGTGAACTGGCCTGAGTCGAGAGCGAACGGGTCACTCACGATGTCAGCCGTCTCATTCTCTAACAGGGTAAACACTCTGTTTGACATTGTTGCCTCCACCCAGTAGCTAGCTGGGGGTTATCGCCGAGTCCTCAGTAGGGACTTGGGCTTGGGTCTGCCCGAATTGGGCAGGGTGTGTGTGCGCAAGGCATGCTTCTTGAACGTCTTAAGTTCCTTGTCCAGTAGCTTGTCCTTGTGCTCCTGCTCCACCTTCCGTGTGTCCTTGGCCATACGCTCGACCCAGTAGTACACAGCACCGGCAACCGCTTCGATGCGGTCGTCATGTGCCAGGGCTCCACGCTCCTTGGTGATGCGGGTCATCTGGTAGAACACTGAGTACTGCAGGGACGACGAGTCCGTCTGTGCCGCCCGGTAGTCGTCTTCGATGACCTTCGGGGAAACCACAAGCCTGTGCTGGTTCATGACTGGCTCAAGCGTGTCGATGATCCTCAGCTCCTTCTGGCCTTTCGACCACGGGGCCTCGTCCACCTTGCAGGCAGAGTAGACGTCCTGCAGGACCGGCTTGAACAGCTCGTTGAACATGCCGCCGCCATAGTTCGGCTCGACGATGCACAGGTTGACCTTCTCTGTCTTGGCCACTCGGGCCAGCGCATCCAGTGTGGTCGGACCATAGCCATCCTTAAAGCCTCCTACGCGCGTCAGGTACAGCGTGCCATAGCAATACTTCACCACAGCAAAGGACGTCTCGTCCGCGCCTCGGCCTGAGGGGTCGATGAACATGACGGAACCCGTATAGTCGGTCCAGTCGTCTGCCACCTTAATTGGCCTGTGGTATCTGTCACCGGTCAAGCCCAAGGCATTCAGGTTGTCTACCACCTGGTCAGGCCCGGAGCCCCACACCATGCGTACTGGTGCTTGGTCCACATCGATGTCGTGGACAATCAGGTCGGAGAGCTTGAGGGGATACCGGTCGGCATCACTCAGGTTGGTGTCGAGCATGAACTGCAGGGCAAACCCCGAGCGTCCATACTCGGCTTCACGTTCGGCGAGGTCGTCGTCGGTGAAACGAGTGTCAGTTGGTGCTCCACTCTTCTTCATCTTCAGGATGGAGGGTGCCAGTGTGACACTCAGTCTATCTCTCTGCTCACCTTCAGGGACACGCGCAGTCCATGTGCGCACGTTGAACCCACGGCTCGGCAGTACTTGGTAAATGGACATCTCAGTCTGGGGGGTGCCCAGGTAGATGATCCTGTTCTTCTCCCTGTTGGTCGTGAGGATGGCTGAGAATTCCTTAATGGCTTCAGCCAGCCGGTCACGCATCAACTGGGTCATCGAGTTCTTTGGAACCTCGACATCGTCTGCAATGATTACGTCAGCGCGGGAGCCGGTCATCTGACCGGTGATTCCCACGCACTTGACGGATGGTGCCTGAGCAGGACGCGCAGGACCAACATCGAACTTCACTACAGAGTCCCGCTGCCCTTCTCCGGGCTGCAGGTGCGCGAGTATCGGCATGTCATGAATCAACCTCTTGACGAATGCCGAGAACGCCTCTGACCTATCCTGTGAAGCTGACACCACCAGTATCTTCAACTGGGGGTCATTCAAAAGTAACCACAATACGAAGGCAGCGGTAATCCAGCTTTTGCCGATGCCTCGGAAAGCCTGCACCATGCAGCGCCGGTCCCCATATTGTAGATAGTGAGCTATCTCGTACTGCATGGGGGTTGGATTCGGCAGCTCTAGGTGTCGCCAGACGAGGTACAAGAAGTTCGCAAAGGAAGATTTAACCCTTGCGATGTCACTCATTAGTTCTTGTACTCAGCAGGGACCTCACCGTCATACGGCATGTCCTGCATGTCCTTCATGGCTTTCTCGAGGTCGGTCATGTCTGCGTTGCCGACACCGGCTTCGATGTGGTTGTCCTTGAGGAACTTACTGATGGAAGTCAGGTAAGCAGGTGACATTTCCTCGAGCGGGGTATTCTCCAGTATGTCGAGGTACTTCTTCGCCAGCTTACCGTGCAGTTTCTCCATCAAGTCCAAACTTGCTTTGTTATCACTCATGCTTCTTCCCTCCAAAGAACTCCGGGTGAAACCGCTCGAGTACCGTGATGCGGTCTGTGTTGTCCTCGATGTCTTCCTCGAGGGCTACCAGAGCTTTCTCGTTGTATGCCTGCTCAGTGGCCAGGATGACCACGGCTTCCTTGAGCTGCTCCACCGAGCTGCCAACCCAAAGGGCAGCAGCAAGGAGGAGACCTGTCAGTACATTGTTTAACCGGACACCATTCTCGGTGGGCCGGTCAGCAACGGGTTGTGCGTTGTCAGCCATGGCATCACTTGTATGCGACGTGGATGGTGGTGCTGTTGTCGAACTCGACAGCTACGTCCTCGATGCCAACCTTCACGGCACCAAGCGCAGAAGCACTAGAGGTCATGTTGCCATGCCCGTAGTGGGGGTTTGTTCCAAGAGAGTTCGCACCGTCCCACGTAACGCTCCACCTGTTGGTGCCGGGGGCTCGGATGCCATGGACCCTTATCTCGTGCTGAGCCGTGCCATTCGCGGTATGTCCGATGGGATAACCATGCCCACTCCACACCGTAGATGAGCCCGCATTGTTGTACGTCCAGCCCTCGACGTCACTTAGCGTGACATCCGGGAAGTCGACGTAGAAGTTCTCGCTGGCACCTGAGTTGTGAGAGGCGTCATCGAAGACAACCAAGAACTCTTCAGCGGTATCTGGAATAGTCGCAGTGGTTGTCTTGGTGTTATCCGTACCATCCACAGGATTCAGTGTCTCCACTGCTGTCCATGAAGTACCACCACCACCACCACCACCGCCAGCACTGTCTGCTAGTTCTCTTGCTTTACTGTCAGCCATTATTATTAACCCTTATCGAAGTTCTACCCACTCAATCTCCACCCCAGAGACAACCTTGTAGTACCAGTTGTCGGGGACGATGAAAGTGTGAGTAATGATGAAGTCGTCAACGTTTGCGTTGCTTGACTTGGTGTAGTGTCGGGACACAACAGTGGTAGGAGTACCTACGCCCACGTAAGCGTAACTTGTGGTCTGCTCCTGAATCTGCACTTGTACCGATACCTGGATGGGAGCACCCGTGGTGTTCTGGTAGGTGACGCCCAGTGTGCGAGAAGCCGACACGTCCTGCCACGTCTGGCCTGAACTGAAGCCCCCACTGCCAGTAGCCCACTTGACCCCAGCAGACTCAGTAGAGTCCGCAGTTAGTACTTGGTCATTCGAGCCAACACCAACCTCAACGAACTCAGTGCCATTGCCTACCAGCACGTTGCCCTTGGTTGGAGTGAAGATGTCCGAAAGGTCCTCGGACAGTCGAACGTACCTCGCGTCACCTGAGGTCTGCGTTAGTCCTTCAGCCAGGGAGAACGGGGTTACCGTAACAACTTCCAGAAGGTCGTCAACTGTTGCGCCAGTGTTCAGCGTAACCGTGTTCGTACTGGAGTTAAGGGTATAGTCATGGGTTGCGCCTTCGCGTAGCTTCGCACCATTCAAGGTGACACCTATGACACCATCGTCACCGAATGCCATGGTGTTGCCATTGTCGTCACTTCCAGTGAACGCAGTCTGCGAAGCCGTGGCAATGTAGGTGTAGGTATCCAGCGAGGCAAGAGCTGCGACATTCGACCATTGGGCACCATCATACAAGCGCATGGCACCATCAGAGGTGTTGAAGTAAATCGCACCAGTTATGAGTGCATCACCATCGTTGTCAAGCGCCGGGTCCGAAGCCTTGGCTCCGAGATAACGGTCATCAAAGGAGTCCAGTGCGGCTTCAGCAGCAGTCTGTGCAGCCAGTGCGGCCGTCAGGTTGGACGATGCGTTGTTGTCGTCAACGTAAGCCTTGTTCGCAGCGTCGTTGTCATTCACAGGTGTCGGGACATTCTCAATTACACTGTTGTCTGCGTCCCAAGTGTTCGTCACGCCGAGTGCCAGCGCACTGTCCGTGAAGTCGTCATAGGCTTCCTGCGCGATGTAGAACAGCTGCAGGGCAGACGCATCAAGGTCAGCTTCAGTTAAGTTGGCCGCGTCCTGGAAATCAACAGCGCGGTTTACCTTATCAGTTGTACGGTCCAGCCGGACCACATCGTCCAGCGGAGCTGCCACGTTCAGCTGTACAGTCGTGGCGTTAAACCAAGTGTAATCCGTAGTTACAGTCTGGAGTACGCCGTCAACGTACACCGCCACATCCGACTGGTCCATGTATCCTTTATCGAAAGTGAAGTTGGTCGTAGACCCATCACCAGTGTAGGTGACATAAGAAAGTGCCATTGGAATACTCCATTGTTATTAGGTATGCCCCCTCCGAAGAGGGGGACTTATTGTTACTCAGGCAGTTGGTCTGCTAGTGCAGCCGCTGCGTTCTTGAGGCCAGGCATGTTGCTGTATGGCATGAGCGCCCACGTCTCCTTGAAGACACGTTGGACGTCACCATTAACGAGCAGGTCCTCAAGGGACCCTTTCATGTTGATTGCCTTGTCCATCACATCGACACCCGGGATTCCCGAGATGCCACGCTGCAGGCCGGTACTGCGCATGCTTCCGGGATGCTTTCCGGTAATCACGCGGTATGCAGTATTCGGCATCTGCAACAGCGACGGCAGGCCAGCCCATGCGCTACGCTCGACCGCAGCCAGCGCAAGCATGTCAGGGGACATGTAGCGGTCCCTGTACTCTTGAGCGTCTTCACGCCCGAGCGAGTTCAGGTAGACCTGCCCGGCACGAGCCAGTGAGGCGAACATAGAGTTAGCCATGAAGGTCATGTAGGCTTGCATGTCTCCAAAGCCCAGCCCATGCAGCAGTTGCTTGTGGTGAGCTGCCAGTGGGAACGAACGGAACTGCGCAACGATTGCACCGAGATTCTTCTGTGACCACGCCGGAAGGTTGCCGGGGTTGTTGGTCTGAATCGTCTCACTGATGCGTCGCTTCATACCGAAGCCGTACTTGTCACGCGCCACGTAGTCGGTCCACTCTGCCAGGTTCAGGTCGGCAATGTACTTGGACTTGGATTCAGCCCATGGTTTGCCGTCTTCACCTTTCGCGTGCTTCATCAGCTGCTTGTTGATGCGACCAACCATCTTGCGGTCGAGGCCCATCCATGCGAATCGCGCATAGTCACCTTTGGTGAACTCCTTGAGACCCTTGGCCCGCTGTCCCCATTCAGAGGTCATAGACATGAACGTCAGGACTTCCTGCTGGTCCAGTGCGAACTGCAGCATGCCAGCGGTAGGACGCTTCAGGTGCTCAATGAGCATGCGCTCCTTGTCGTACTTGTTGAACATGGTGCCATCAAGGTCAGACTGGTAGCGGTTTACATGTGTCGCTCCTCGCGTATAGGAACCACCAATACCGTACTCACGCGCGGCCAGTACCAACAGCCTCACGTCATCCGGCAGCTCAGCACCAGCTCTCATCAGCTTGAACGCATTGGCCACAGAGGGAGCATAGTGACTCACGGTCTGCAGACTGGTGGCGTTGATGATTTTGCTTGACTCCGAGTACTGCGGGAATATCGCTTGGTTCATCACACGCATGAAGTTCCAGCCATTCAGGACACGTCTCGTCTTCGCTATCTGCGTATTGGGATCCTCGAGGGCTCGGCCTAGTGTGTGGTTCACACCAATCATCAGCTTGTCAATCTCGCTGTCGATGCGCTTGAAGCCCTTGGCCTTGTCGAACTCCACGTAGGTCTGCTCGAACTTCTTGACGCCCTCGATGTAACGCTTGAGGCTTGAGTCGTTGTGGATCTTGCCACCGGTCACCTTACTCAGCGAACCCCAGCCAGCCACCTGATTCACGTAGCCATGCAGCAGGGCGTCAGCGCGATGGGTGAACACGTCCTCTAGTGTGAGGGCCTGCTCCGTGCCATCCTCCCGGCGAGCCACGAGTGGCGTATGGTCCGTCTTGATGTCCATGCGTTGCTTTGCATGGGACACACGGCCAGCGTCGGGTTGTGCGTACTGAGTCTCGAGTCCCGCGAAGAACTGTTCACGGTCTACCTTGGTGATGTCGACAGCATCAAACATCTCTTCCAGCTTCTCGCGTGTGAGCTTACCGAAGTCGGGATACTCAAAGTCCACGCTAGAGGAACGCTCAATGAACCGCTGTGCTACGTTGTTAGCGATGCGTGCAGTCCGCGCCGGGTCGAACGTGGGGTTCTGTTCCATGAAGCCACGGTAAACCAGCTCGCCAAGTATCGAGTCGACACCGGGGCTGAAGCTGGCAGGGTCCGCAACGTACTCGGAGTTGAGATGCATCAGCTTCTCTTTGTTCCACTGACGCGGCACGTAGGTCGGGTCGTAGGGAAACTCCTTCCAGCCTGGCAGGTTCTGCTCGCCAAACTCATGGACACGCTCAGTCAGCTTGCTGAAGGTGCGTGCAGCCTGCATCACGTTCTCGTCGGGGTGAGCACCAGCCTTCACAGCCTCACGTACCTCTTCCTCGAACAGCGCGCGTGCGTTGCCGTGGGGATCGCGGAACCACGCAGCAGCACCACTGTAGTAGCCACGCTCCTTGGCCCAATTAGCAAACGCTGGGTTGGCTTCGGAGTTGTACATGGTCATGACTGCGTCGCGTAACTGCTCAGCGATTTCCGAAGCGGACTCCGGGTTCACCGCATGGTCCAGCTTGGGCACCGCATCCTGAAACAGTCGGCGGCTGAGGTCGGACACCATAGCGTTCGGTGACCGGTCAAGCTGGCCAGCGAGGTCATAGCGCACCGGGACGTTACCCTTGGCACCAAAGTCAGCCAGTGTCTGGCGAGCCTTGGGTCCTTCATACAGGGCGTCGAGTTCCTCTTCGTTCAGCTTGGAGAGTTCGATACCACCACGCTCTGCTTCTGCCGCACCCATCGACTTGATGGTAGGGTCAACTTCAGGGGTCGCTTTGATTTGCGCATCAAGTTCATCGATGGCATCAAGCAGCTCGTCCTTCTGTGTACCTAGTGCGTCGACAGCAGCAGCGTACCCGTCGAGGTCTTTCTCGTAACGGGACTGCATCTGAGCGACACGCTTTTCAATGGCAGGCAGGGCCGCTTCCAGTTCCTCTATCGGCGGGTTCAGCCTGTCGAGGTTGCGGAAGGTAGCCTGGTAGCCTTCGGGATCCACCTTGCGGTAAGACTCGAGGAATGTACTCTTGGCACGTCCCCATTCAATCTGAGCCTTCGTAGCTTGGATCTTGTTGAGACCTTCAGCACCGGCACGTACACGCTTCACGAAGTCAAGCTCGCCTTTGATTGCGGCTACCTCGTCTCCCAGCTTGGGAGCAACAGGCTCGTCCGGCAGGGTGCGGGTGTTCAGCTCTTCGAGTTCAGCCTTCTTGGCCTCGAGGTCGGCTATGGCTTTGGTGCGCGCAGCTGACACCTCAGGGCGAGCAGGCGCGGGGGCCTTGCGAACCATGGGGTCTTTCATTGTCGCACGCAGGAAGTCCACAGGGATCTCTTGCTTAGGGGGTGTGACACCGGCAATCTCGTGAGCCTCCACTTCCGCCATGCGGTCCATGGTGCGCTCAGCGTTCACGGTGTCCTGATCCAGCACCCGCTTACCGAGTGTCTGGGGTTTGATTTTCGCAGCAGCACCGATGGTGCCACCGAGAGCCGTGCCGAATGCAGCAGCCCAGAGTATGTCCTCCGAGGTGCTGGTCGGGTTAGCCATGTAGAGGGGGACCTCGAGGGCAGCATTCACCGCCCCCTCGATACCCGCTATTGTTGCAGCCCGTTTCACACGACCAAGCCGCTGTGCAGCCAGACCCTGAGTCAACCTTACGCCAGCTGCGGCGGAACCAACAGAGGCGGCAAGGTTGATGGGGTCCAGAGCTGCAGCCATGATGGTCATACCAATCGCACCGGCAGTTGAGTCACCTGTATAGGCTCCCATCTCTTCGGCGGACTTCAGCTCATTCAGCATGCGCTGCTTGAGGTACTTGGTGTGCTCTAGGCTTTTGGAGGACTCGAGAGTCTCGGCCAAGATGGGCCGGGCGTACTCAGGCACACCCTCCATCTCAGCTTCAAAGTCGAGCTGGTAGGCCGGGTCGGCAGCAATGCGCGACTCATCCACCAGCCCTTCTATTGCACGGATGGGAGAGGTCAGGTCGATGGATGCGCCCAAGGCGTCACCGAATCCAACATCACTTTCCGGCTCATCAGGACGCGCAGCCACACGCAGGTAATTCTGCGGGGCTACATGGTCCTTCATGAAATTACTCATACGAGTCTCCTGTTAGTTTACTTCTGCGCGACAGTGACTGTGTCGAACAGCTCACGCTCCTGCCTGCGGCGTTTAACCAGACCAGGCAGAATTTCACCTTCTTGCTTCACGAACCCAATGACAGGATCGAATGCTTCACGCTTGAAGGTTTCATAGTCACCACGCTTGAGCGCAGCAAGGGAATTACTAGTGAGGAACTGACCAACCACGTCTACATCGACGTTGTATGCCAGTGACAGGACAGCAGCCTGCTGGTTCGGGTTCAGCTTGTCCCACTGAGGGCCAACAACCTGTTCCAGTCTGTCTGCGGTATCCTGCAGCTTACCGGCCAACCACTTCTCCTCGTCAGCTTCACTCACAACCATGCCAGCGGTAACGTTCGAGGTACGCCCGTAGCCGATGGTCTGGAGTCCGCGAGCCTTCTCTTTCGCTGTTGCAAAGTAAGGCTCTGCACGGAACGCCTCGAACTTCTTGACGCGATCCAGTGCCGTGCTCAGGGCAGGCGGGAGGGCTTCCTTGGTTGTGGCGAACGGAGGCATGAAGTCATCCTCGAGGTCGTCCAGCTTCACACCCCGGGACGGGTCATACGGTCCCTCAGGAGCCGCGAATGTTTCTGCGGGATCCTCATAGGGAGGCATGAAGTCGTCAGCCAGTCCACGGTAGGGGTCGGTGTAACCTTCGGCCCTTTCCACTTGGCGTGCCTTCTGCTGCTCTTCAGTTTCGGAGGTCATGTCGTCGCTCCATTGTTTCTGTAGCTCACGCAGCCCCACACGCTTCGGCACGGTCAGACCATTACGAACCTCAGACTCCAGCCGTCCGTACTTGTCGCGGACGATGAACTGCGGCTCTTTTGCATTGCGTGACGAAGGGTCAGGCATGAGCATCCAGTAGTTATCAGGCTCCATGTCAGACTTAAGCTCTTCGGTGATACCGTCCGAGCCCCACTGAATCATGTCGTCGAGGTTTGCAGGCATCCCATTACCTTTGTAATAGGACTGCTTGGTGCCGTCAGGGAGGTCGACTACGCCAAAGCCGTTCTGCCAGTCTTCCTTGGCAACTTCGATGGCTTCGTCCATGTCTTCCGTGCCCGTCCTGGCTGCGTAGTCCAGAGCGCGCTGCCGGATCCACTCGGAGTCCGTCTGTGCGGTCAACAGGTCTTCGACTTCGATGTCGTTGAAGAGACCCTTGCGAGCCTCCACGTTACCTGCGGCTTTGCGCCAGTCGTCCTGCACGTCAGAGTCAGCGGCCAGCTTGCGTCTGCGTTCCTGCGCTTCGGGAGTCTGGAGTTCCTGCAGGCGCAGCATTATCTGGTCCTGAGGGATACCACTCTCTATCATGCGGTTGGCAGAGTTGTACAGGTCGCGAGTCTCATTAGGCATGTCGTTCAACAGCGTCGGGCTTACGCCACGGTACATGTCGAACAGCGTCATCTGCTCAGCAAAGGCTCCACCATCGATGAGGTTCAGCTTCTTCAGCTTGGCCTCGTCAGCTGGATACATCTGACCTATCTGACCACCGGTAGCCGCGATGTCCTTGCGTGCTTCCCACAGGGCTTCAGAGTCACCAGTCGCACCAGCCCGCTCAATCTGACGGTCGCCATAAGCGGTCATCGTTTCTTTACGGTGCTCAGGGGCAATACCAAGGGTGTCACCGAGCGTTATCCTGTTCAGGTTCTGCGCGATGCGGGCTTCCTTCTTGTCGGTCTTCAGGGCTTCCTTGCGCAGCGCAACGCCACGGCTGGTGAACCCGGGGTCCTGAGCCACAAGCCTATCGATCATGGCCAGGGCTGACTCGGTGTCGCCTTCACGTATGCTGTCAGCGATTGCCTTCTCTTGCTCCCACTGACCACGCTTCAGGGCTTCAGTGACTTGAGCGTCACGTTCCTTCACAGCCTTCTTGCGGTAGTCGCGAATCTTCGGGCCATGCGTCGAGCTATTCAGCAG